GGGAGAGGGGGGGCGGGATCGGTGACTGAGCACACTCACGCTTGGGATTGGCCCTCGCGGGCGGAGGTTGTCCGCTTCAATAAGGCGCTGATTCTCCAGAACAAGGCCCTGATTCGCCGCAACAAGCTCCGCATTCGCCGCAACAAGCTCCGCATTCGTCGCCTGGAGGCGCAGATTTTCGGCCTTCATTTCTGCTATGTCGCGCTCAAAGCGTTGAACAAGCTCCGCCTTTTGCGCAAGCACCCACTGAAGTTCCTGTTGAAGAAGCGCAATCTGAGCGCGCCGTGTGGAGCCGGAAAAGAAGTCGTCGATACGGGTGACAATCCAGTCGAACATGGTGGGGTCTCCCTAAGTACGGAAGGTAACACGGCGACCAGGGAAGTCCAGGCGGGGTCTGAGAACCGGGACGGGAGGGTGTGAGCCGATGCGCACCAAGCGATACAAGGTGGTCGGCACGTTCGGCTTGACCACAGCAGTGTTCTCCCGAAGTACCGGCCGGATGATGTTGATCGTGGACGACCGGCCGGACCTGGTGACGGTGAAACCGCACCCCAAAGCGCCCGAGTACAAGCGGCTGCTGAGGTACGAAAAGGATTTCACCGCGGGCTGGCGTCCCGGCGACGTGTACCGCCCAGGCCAGAGCCCCATGCTTGACCTGTTCGAGCGCAGCCGCTGGGCTGACTACTATCCCGACAATTTGGAGTTTGCCAGGTGACCACGGGTCAAGCCCGTGGGATGCAACAGAAGGAGGCAGGGCGATGAAGACGTACGCAGAGTCGAGACGTTTGATTGCAACCGCCACCGAAATCTTGGCGGGCAAACCGGTGTCGTACCGTCGCGTTCTTTCCGAAAAGGATCAACGCATAGCGTTGCAATTCGCCCGGCACTTTGCCGGGCGAACGGCCGCCGAGCTTGATGCGGCGTTTTACGAAGCGCGCGACCGGTGGTTTGTGAGAAGACTGGAGCTCAGTCCCGAATACGAGGAAGCGCGGAAAGAGCTTTCCCAATCTCTCGTGTCGCGTTCGCGTAAGCGGGTGGGGCGCACTCCTGCCCTTTCTCGGAAGCCCTGATGTGCAATATGAGCAGTTCGAGGGTAGCGAGTTGGGCGGCTTCGATGTTGGCGAGGCGTGTTTCGATGACAGACAGGCTTGAAGACATGGCGTGTTTCTCCCGGGCTGCTCGCGTCACGGCCGGATACCGGCGCGGGCGGCCCCTTTGCTGTGCGGAAGGTAGTGCGAAACGGACCACGGGACAAGCCCATGGGATGCAAGAGAAGAAGGAGGGCAAGGAGCATGAAACGGTGTGACGGTGGCGGGATGCCGGCGACGGGAGTGAAGATAGAGGACGCATCGAGGTTGACCGGGCTGACGATCAGCCAGTTGCGGTGGCGGGTGCGACGGGACCTGATCCGACACCGGCGTGCGGGCCGATACGTGGTGTTTCACCCGGAAGACATTGCGGCGCTGGCGGGGTCAATGTGGACGGGGCGTCCGATTGCGGCAGTCCCGGTCGGGCTGCAGGAGAAGACGGCATGATCACCCAGACGCTGCAGGAGCACCTGTTACGGCCGTGGCGGCCGGGCTGGGCGTCGGACGTTGCGTGGTTTGCGCGGACCATGTGGTCCGCTCTGTGGGAGTAAGACGAAGAAGAACAGGAGGACTTATGTGGATCGCGTTACCGAGCAGTGAGAACTTGAGGGGATGTGGCATGCGGCTAAACGACAATATTTCGCTGGCCATCAAGGCCATCAGATTAGGGGTAAGAGTGGACATTACGCTCGGGGACGAAGTCATGTCTACGTTGCGTTGGAAGCGGGGGGACAGGGTCAACTGCGCATGTGATCTGGCGGAAAAGAAACTGTTGCTGACGCGTGTACCGGAAGGTCGGTACAAACTTTCCAATACGTCGGGAACCAAGAATAACCTTTCGGCCCAGCTCAAGATGTCCGCAGGCCCACAAATGACGTCGTGGGCCTGCGCACGCAAAATGGTGTCCTGGGCGGAGAGTGCAGACGGGCTAGTCATTTGCGTCAACAGCACGCGTTCCGTGGTCAAGTAGCTGAGCAAGCCCACGGGTCAAGCCCGTGGCAAACGCAAGGAGGGCAGGACGACATGAGCGAGGACAGACCGAAGTACGAAGTGGACGGGGTGAAAGGCGACGTGGTGGAACTGATCCGGGACCACGACAAGGGCAACGTCGCGTGCGAGATGACCCGCGACCTGGCCGGGGTGATTGAGGCGGTCCTGGAACGCGGGGGCAAGGGCAAGCTGACGATCACGGTCAGCGTGGAACTGGCGGCGAAGTTCGGGGCCCGGGCGATCGTGGTGACGATGGACTACGAGACGAAGAAGCCAAAGCCAGAGCGGAAGGCCGAGTTCCGGTTCGCGACGGATGACGGACGGCTGGTCCATGACGACCCGGACCAGCTTGAGTTCGAGTTGCGCGAGGAGAAGAAGGACCGCAGCGAGGGCGTGACCGTATCGGCCGTGGCCAGCCTGCCGGCGGAGACCCGGGCCACACTGGCCAAGAACATCAAGTAACACCCCACGGGTCAGGCCCGTGGCACAAGACACCCAGGAGGAACGAGGACCATGGACAGCAGAACCGAGAAGACGAACGGGGCGTCGGCGTCGGCGGCGGCGGCCGGTGCGGCCGGGCGCCCGATCAGCGGCGCGCGCGAGCTGGCGGAGTGGGCGGCGGAGCAGGCGCTGAGGGCGGCCGAGTTAAGGGAGGTCAAGGTCGGAACCTGCACTGGCATGGCGCAGGTGGCGGTGTTGCCGGCCGGGCTGCAGGTCGTGAACCTGAAACCGTACGTGCCCGAGGTTCCGGACCGCAAGAGCGGCGACACGCTGCTGTTGACCGTGGAGAGCTTCTGCCGGCTGGTCAATGAGCAGAAGGAGCCTGAGAGCCGCTGCTTTGGCAACCTGACAATGGAACCGTACAGCGTGGTCTGCAGGGTGGACTGGCACGGCGTGACCAGTGAGCCGGCGGGCTGGGACGAGTACACCATCACGCTGCAGTTGCGGGCATCGAAGGAGTTCAAGGCGTGGGCCGCGATCAACGGGAAGATGATGCGCCAGGGCGAGTTTGCCGAGTTCCTGAAGGACAACCGCCTGGACATCACGGAGCCGAACGGCGCGGAGGTCCTGGCCCTGGTGCAGAACCTGGAGACCACAAGCGAGCGGCGCTGTGCCGGGAAGCTGCCGACCAACAACGGTACGTCGATCCGGTTCGAAGAGGACACGCGCACGAGCGTGAACGGGAGCACGGTCACCATCCCTGACCGCCTGGAGCTGCGGTTTCCGCTGTTCGACGGCGGCACGCCCATTCCCATGGACGCGGACTTCAAGCTGCGGGTGCACGAGGGGAACCTGACGTTCGGCGTGCGGCTGATCGGGATTGACCGGACCGTGCGCGCCGCGCTGCTGGCGGTGGCGAACCAGATCCAGGACGCCACGGAGATTCCCGTCTACGTCTGAGGCGATCAACGGCGGGCGCCAGCCATTCCCCCCTTCTTCCCCTGGCGTTCGCCCCTTCTACCGGGCGCCGTGTCTCGCGCAGTCCTGCTCGAGTAGTGCCGAGCGGCGACAGGCGGCCTGGCCGGGTGGCCAGGTGAACAACGGCACAACCAGGATACGGCGCCCGGTAGAAGGCACGAGACGGAAGACTCTGGAGCGGCCCCTGGAGACACCACGCAATGGCTGAGAAGCTGCCGTACTGGAAGCACTACCCGACTGACTACCTGGCGGACACGCGCATGCTGACGCTGGAGGCGCGCGGGGCGTGGATGGACGCGTTGTGCGAGATGTGGCACGCCGAGTACAGGGGTGAACTGCGTATGCCGGTAACGGTGTACGGGCGGCTGTGGGGGTGCGGCGTGGACCAGGCGGCGGTGATCCTGCTCGAATTGCTGTCCTACGGCGTGGCATCGGGCGCAGTGAATGACGAGGACTACGATGGGGAAGGTAACGCGCCGGTAACACTGCTACCGGGCGACACTGTCACGCTGGTTTGCCGGCGCATGGCACGAGAGGACGACGGGCGCAGAAAGACGCGGTTCAGGGTCCGCAAGTTTCGCGAGAAACGGCGCTATGAAACGCCCGAGAAACGCGCCGGTAACACACAACCGGAGTTACCGAGTAACGCCGATGAAACGCCGGTGAAACAGGAATGTAACCCCCCTCGCGCGCGGAATTACCCAGAGGCCAGAGGCCAGAGGCCAGAAGAAATACACACTCCCTCTGTAGTCTCCCCCCCTGCCGTTACGCCAGGCCCAGAGCCACTGCCAGAGGCCAGAGGCCAGAGGCCAGACGGGGAGTGTGAGAGAGAGTGTGTGAGTGCAACTCCGCCCGCTGGCAACGCTGCAACCCCTCCCGAGCAGACCACGGGTCAAGCCCGTGGCATACCCGAGCCGGCGACGCTGTACACGGACACGGAAAAGGCGCTGTTCCAGGCATGCCGTGTCGGGTGGGGATTCGTGCCGCAGGACTGGGAAGACCCGGAGAAGCTGAAGGCGGGTACATCGAGCTGGCCGGCATGGAGGAAGTTCCTGGCAGATGCAGAGGTGACCGCGGAGCAGATCACGAAGGCCATCCGGTGGTACCGCGACAACAAGAAGAAGTTTCCCCCGACGCTGAGCGAAATCCGCGACTGGCTAAAACGACACCAGACCAGGAAGGGACAGTCATGAACTGCCCTGAGAACATCGAGACGTTGATAGGCACAGCGAGCCGGGAACTGGCGTTGCGACGCGTGATGTACCCGAAGTGGGTCCGAGAAGGGAAGATGGACGCTATCCACGCTGACAAGGAGACCGTGAACCAAGTCGGGATCCTGAACTTGCTGAAGTCGGTCCGGGACGAGTTCGGGCATCAGGGACAGTTGCCGGGTCTCGAACGTGATGAGAATCGGGAAGGACGAGTCTGATGTCGGTCAGAATGGCAATCATCCCGGACAGTCTGGCGCGGTGCATGTCGAAGGAGGACCGCAAGGCCTGCGGCCTGTGCAGCCCGGAAGAACGCCACGCGGCCGGCGTGGCCCGTAGAGAGCGGACGTTGCAGGGGCAGTGTGAAACGTGGTTGCGCCGGAACGGGATTGAGTACCTGCACCTGTCGCCGCACGCACGGGAGAAGGCTGGGTGGCCGGACCTGGTCTTTGCGTTTCAATCGCCTTTCGGCTGCCAGGACGGTACCACCGCAAAGCCCGGGCGCAAGCGCTGGGGCGTTCCGTGGGCCATCGAGCTGAAGGTCCCCGGCGGCCGGCTCACAGATGCCCAGATGCGGCGGCTTGAGGCCTTGGAGCGGAATGGCTGGCGGTGCGCGGTGTGCTGGAGCTATGAAGAGTTTCTGGCGACAATCGCAAAGTCACAGGACCTGAGCTGCGGGAGGCGGAAATGCGACAACCGGAACTGACACTGGCGGGGCGGACGCTGGGAATTGAGGCGGCGCGACGCCGGCGTGTTGAGGCGCGGCAGATCGGGCTCCGGGTCGACGTGCGGGCCGTGGTGAGCGCGTGCCTGGAGGCCGAGCCGCTGTGGCCTGCTGGCCGCCGTGACCCGACGGTGCGGCAACAGTTTGCCGTCACCTGCGAGGTCCGGAACCTGCTGAAACAACTGGTATCGAAAGGACAGAACGCATGAAGTCACCGGCAGAAATGCAGATCATCCAGATCGAGATCACCAACGCGTGTCCGTCTCAAGCGCCTTTCGGCTGTGCGAACTGTACACGCTTCGTGGGGCATCACAAGAAGCCGTTCATGATGGACTGGGACACGTTCAAGCTGGCGGTGGACAGTCTGCGGGACTTCCCGGGCATGGTCGGGATCATGGGCGGTGAACCGACGCTGCACCCGGAGTTTGAGCGGATGGCCCGGTACCTGGAGCAGGCGCGCCCGGAAGCGGTGGCGCCAGTCGCTGACGCTCGCGGCGCCAGGAGTCCGAAGCGGCGCGGAGCGGAGAAGCCGACGAAACAGCCCGGCACGCCAGCAGTTGGGGACCCGATCGGGGACATCGGCGAGTACCGCAACCGGTACTGGTCGGCCCTGGCGGGGCGGAAGCGCGGGTTATGGACGTCGCTGGGCGCGGGGTACGTAGAACACTTCGAAGTGATCCGGGACGTGTTCCGGTACCAGTGCGTGAACACGCACCAGCACCCCGGCGAACACCAGGCGTTGCTGATGACACGGAAGGAACTGTCTCAATCGCCTTTCGGCTCAGCACGGAACTTAGCAGATGACGCGGAGTTCGCCAAGCTGCGGGACGCGTGCTGGATACAGAACCTATGGTCCGCCTCGATCACACCGAAGGGGGCGTTCTTCTGCGAGGTGGCCGCGGCCCTGGACATGCTGACGGGCGGGCCCGGCGGCTGGCCGCTCGAGTCGGGATGGTGGCGGCGGCGGCCGGCGGAGTTCGGAGAACAGCTCCAGTGGTGCGAACTGTGCAGCGGTTGCCTGGCCGTGCCGCGAGTGCGGGCGAACGCAGACCACGACCTGGTGTCGCCGGACTGGGCGCGACGGTTGCAGGAGTTGGGCAGCCGCAAGCTGGCGGCGGGCAAGGTGGACGTGTTTGACGTGACGACGTATGACGCATCGAAGTACGTCAGGAACACGAGCGACGCCGAGTGCTACCTCCCGGCCGGGGACAACTCGGTCCGCGTGGGAACGGACGTCACGGCGGGCATGCGAGTCCGGTACCTGGAAGCGGTACTGGTGTGCGTGGGATACGCGCCGGCGCTGGAACGGACGCTGCTCTACACCATGACGGAGTGCGACCGCGTGACGGTGGTCACGACACCGGAGGACACGGCAACCAAGCAGGTCGTGGCGACGCTGGGGGCTGACCTGGTGGTATCGCCGCGCCGGCACGAAGGGGGCGCAGAGTTCAACAAGGGCGCCATGCTAAACGACGGGTTCCGGGCGATCTACGATCGACACCGCAGCGACGGCGGCGAGGTGCCGTGGATCCTGGTCACGGACGCGGACATCATTTTGCCCGAGGGTTGCGGTGGCATGATCCGGGGCATGATCCTGAACCCTGGTGTGCTGTACTACGCGGAGCGGTCTCAATCGCCTTTCGGCTGGACACAAGATAGCTGGGACCTGGACGGGTGGCTGCTCGAGTACGGCCAGGACCGGAGCATGTCGGACCGGCTGAAGCTGACCGACCCGGCAACGAACGCGCGGCCGTGGGGATACTTCCAGCTCTTCAATCCTCGCGCCGCGGCGCTGGCGACACTGGCGGCCCCAGCCTGGTACTCTGAGGCATTCGGGACAGCCGGCGGCGTGGACAACCATTTCCAAGGGCACTGGGACCGCGAGAAACAGTACCTGCTGCCGGTGCGGTGCGTGCACCTGGCGCACGGGACGCAGATCGGCGTGAACTGGCGCGGGGTGGACGCCGCGCCGACCCCGGAACGGCAAGCGCGCCGTATCCAGGGCGGCTGGACGCTGCTGGGCTGGATCGACCACAACGGGTTCCACCGGCAGAGCCCGGACCCGGACAGCCCGCGCGGATACTACCGGCTGGTACGGGTCGACACGGCCGAGTACGTGCTGACGCCGCGCCGGGCCAGGCGTACGCGGTGGGTGTGCGAGGAGGACACAGGCTTCGGGCGCGTGAAGCGGATCGGTATCTGGGGCGCGCTGGGTATGGTGCGGATCTCGCGCGAGACGCGGGACGACTGGTCGGGCTGGGGCATGGGCGTGGACGAGCACGGGCGCCAGGCGTGGACGTGGGCCGGGCAACCGATCGAACGGACAAACTTCGAACTCTACTGGCGTGAGAACGTTCCGGAGGAGGATACCAGAACGCACGCGGCAGAGGTGTCTCAATCGCCTTTCGGCTTGGCAGGGGACAATAGCCGTGCTGGCGAGGTCGACAAGCTTGCGGTCGTGGTCTGCGCGGTGCGGTTGCACGGTGAGGCGTTACGCTGGGTCGGCTGGACCCGTGAGGTCCTGGAGGCAGTGGACGCGCAACTGTACCTGGTGACCGACGAGCCACAGATGCTCGTGCTGCCCGAGTGGGTGGTTACGGTCAAGTATCAGCCGGCGGCCGGCGAACTGTACAGCCCGGCGCGGGTGTCGAACCGCGGCATTCGTGCGGCATGCGAGGCGGGCTTCGCCCGGATCCTGAAGACGGACATCGACTGCATCCTGGCCGGGCGGCTGGTTGGGCAGTGCCGGGCCCTGACCGGAGACGTGGCGCTGGCGCCATACTACATGATGGCGAAGAGCGTGGACGCCGCAGACATACAGGCGGCAAAGGCGTGGGAGCAGGGCTGCGGTACGCTCTGCATGACGGGCGCGAACTGGAAGCGACTGTGCGGGTATGACGAGCGCATGGAAGGCTTTGGCCGCGAAGACGGCGACCTGGTGACGCGCGCGCGCCTCGCAGGCCTGGACGTGCGACGCGCGCCGGGCCGGGTCTGGCACATCGGCCACGAGAGCCGACAGACCGCGGACTGGTACCCCATGCGCCGTGCCGAGAACATCGAGGCGGGCAAGACGGTGTGGCAGGAGCAGGAACAGGCCAAGGCGTGGGGAAAGGCGGTGGCGCATGCGACCGAGTGAACTGCTGGCACTGGCGGAGACGATACCCGGGTGTCTGTCGCAGATCGAGATGGCGGCGCTGTTGGCGCTGGCCCTGGAGGTCCGGAGCCATCCGGGTGACATTGTGGAGGTTGGGGCGCTGTTCGGGAAGTCGACCGTACTCCTGACGGCAGGGGGGCACGTGACGACGATCGATTGCGGCGGGCCCGTAGTCCAGTGGATGCTGGACGCGAGCGAGCCGAAGCCCACGGCGCAGTTGGGCGATGACGTGACCGCGCACCTGCACCGGTACCTGGAGCCGTTCCGGCCTGGCGTGACGGTAGCGCCCGGACTGAGCGAGCTGGTGTTGCCGACGCTGTCGGACAGGTCTGCCAAGCTGGTGTTCCTGGACGGCGACCATTGCAGCCCGGCGGTTGACGCGGATATCCGCCAGGCTATGCGGCTGGTGCAGCCCGGCGGGATCCTCGTGCTGCACGACTTCCGGACCGTGCCGGAGTACCAGCCGTGGCCGGATGTACAAGATGCACTGTGGCGGGCTATGAGGCAGAACGGTGTCATTACCGAATGGCCTCGCGCCATGTTCGCCGGCCGCATCGGTGCTTGGTATCGACTGGCATGACCACGGGGCAAGCCCGTGGGATGGAGGATCCAGACGGATGTTGCGTGAGTTGATCGAATGGCGGGAACGACTGGCGGCGGGTCGGCTGACCATCACGGTTGACACGGCGGGCGTGACCGTGGACGCGGCCGGCCAGACCGACACCGGTAAGGTCATCGCGCTGATGCGCGAGTACGGACCTCGCGAGGTTGACGGCGTGACGGGGCCGGGCCTGTTCATGCTGAAGTTCGAGAGCGAATGGACACTGCGGCGCCGTGCCGAACAGGCGAAGGAATGTCAGCATGTCTGACCAACGCGAACTGACCGCAAAAGAGCAGCGCTTCTGCTGCGAGCACCTGATAGACGGCAACGGCAGCCGCGCCGCGATCCGCGCCGGATATGCCGTCAAGTCCGCGAGGGTAACGGCGAGCCAGCTCCTAACAAAACCTAACATCCAGGCCGAGCTGGAACGGCTCCGAAAGCAGTCAGAATCCGACGCGATTGCGACGCATGACGAGGTATGCCGTATGCTAACAAACGTTATCCGGTGCAAACTGGCGCACTACGTACGGCCGGACGGCAGCGTCAAGCTTGAAGACCTGACGTCGCCCGGGGTCCAGGAAGTGACGATTGAGGACACGCCGGCCGGACAGCGGGTGCGGGTCAAGCTCCGGGATCCGGTCGGGGCGGCGCATGAGCTGGCGAACATGCGCGGCTACCACGCAGCGGAGAAGCACCAGGTATCCGGCCGCGTGCGCAAGGAGGTGCGTTTCTTTGTACGCCCGCGCCCGCCAGATGCGCCGGCGCCCGCGCCTGTATCGGAACCGGAAGACCAGGAGACACGCGACGGACACCAGCCCACAAGTTGAACTGACCCAACTCGAGGCGACCAGGTCGTACCTGACGCTGATCGAGAACACGCGCCCGATTGTGATCCTCGAGGGCTCGACGCGCTCCGGGAAGACGTGGGCGATCCTGATGTACCTGATCGCGAGCCTATCGGAAGAACGACTGGTCTGCTTCTGCGGCCGCAACGACGGCCGCACGTGCGAGCGCAGCGTGGTGCGCGACTTCAAGACCATCATGGGCCTGATGGAATGCTGGGATTCGACGTGTTGGAATGGGACACTGAAGAAGTACGAATGGAAGCACGGGAGCATCCTGGAGTTTGGCGGCACCAGCGACGTGACCAAGTTACACGGCCCGCAGATCGACATCCTATGGCTGAACGAGGTCATGGAGCAGAGCTACGACGCGTGGAAGCAGCTCACGCAGCGCACAAGCAAGTTGCGAATTCTGGACTTCAACCCGTCCCTTACCCAGCACTGGGTCTTCGAGCGGGTCATGACGCGTACCGGCGAGTTCAGTTACTGCCACACCACATACAGGGACAACCCGTTCCTGAGCCCGGAACAGATTGCGGAGATTGAGAGTTTCGAGCCGACCGCGCGGAACATTGCCCGCGGCACGGCCGATGAATGGCACTGGACGGTCTACGGGCTGGGCAAGCGCGGCCGGCGTGAGGGTGTGATTTACAAGTTGTGGGACAAGGTCGAGACCTGGCCCGACCGGATGAACTGTCAGCGGTACGGGTACGGCCTGGACTTCGGGTACTCAGAGGATCCCACGGCGGTGGTTGAGTGCGCGCTGTTCCAGCATGACCTATGGCTGCGGGAAGTGGTGTACGAAACGGGCCTGCTGGTGACACGGAACGTCTCGAAACCCAGCGAACCGAGCCTGGAAGCGCGCCTGGAGGCGGCTGGCGTGGACAAGAAGTTGCGCATACACGCGGAGTCCGCAGAGCCAGAGAGTTGCCGAGACCTGACGCTGGCCGGATACAACGTGGTCCCGACCGTGAAGAGCCCGGACAGTATCCGGCACGGGATTGACCTGCTTCGGCGGCGGCGGATTCACGTCTGGATGGGCAGTCAGAATGTGCAGATCGAGATTGAGAACTACACCTGGGACCGGAACCGCGCCACGGGAGTGTGGCTCCCGGACCCGATAGACAAGTTCAACCATGCCATGGACGCGGCGCGGTACTGGGCCTTGGCCGAACTGAGACCGCAACGCGACAGACCGGCCGGGCCGGCCCAGGCGCAAACCGTGCTGACGCAACGGGCGGGCGTGCGGATCCTCGCGCCACGGTCGATCAGTGTGCTGCGAGGGAGATAACACCGGGATCAGCGGCGGTACACCGTCCGCTGAAGCCGCTGGTTGTGCTTCCGAATCGAAAGGCGACTGACGATGGACGAAGACATCGAAATCTGTGACGCTGATGGACACGTGATTGAGGTCGTGCGGTGTCTGTCCTGCAGGAACATCGGCCCGGCGCGCGAGATCCTGGACGATGCCGACTTCCCCGACGGGTACCCGGTCTGCGGGGAATGCGGGTGCCAACTAGTCGAGCCTGTCCCACACAACACCGGGCTCATCGGCGGTACCCCGTCCGCTGCAGCGCCCTTGTTGTGCGTTTGTGGTTGTGGCCATTTCGTCTGGTGGGTCAATGAGAACGCGCGCTACTCCTCCTCGACCCCGCGCGAGTGCTACCACCCCGACCGCCACCCGGATGCGCGGTGCCGCAGATGTAACCGCGAGGTGCGGCCGCACAACACCGGGCTCACGGGCCGCTAGGAGTAACCATGGATGACGCGATGAGCAAAGACCTGTGCACGACATTCGGAGCGAGGACCGCTCGCGGTCCCGTGCAGCCGCCTTGTTCTGCGGGTTGGGTCCGGGACCAACTGCCGGACGCGGACATGACCGTCCTCATTCGGTGCAGCGGCGACGAATACCCGATCTGGCCCGCCTTCCACGATGGCGAGGTGTGGTGTGGCGCCGACGGCGCGGAACTGGAGGGGCCGGTACTCGGGTGGATGGAACTCGACGCGGCGGCCAGAATGTTGGACGGGCAGAACACCCAGGCTCACGGGCCGCGACAGGAGTGACCATGGACGCAACCACCAGCACAGTAAGCGGTCCCGTGCAGCCGCCTTGTTCTGCTGACGAATTGTTGTTGACGTGTCTGTGTCTCCGATTTCAGGAGCGCCTACGGTGCGTGCGACGCGCTCAGACACTGTGGGGACACCACCACGACTCGCTCAGCACCGAAGACAGATACTGCATCGCCATGGCCGCCGGGGTCGAGGACGCCACGACTCGGTTTTCGGTCAGGTCCCGCCAGGACGGCGGGTTTGACGTGCTGGTGATGGAGCAGAACACTGTATAGACGGCAGCCGTACTTTTGGCCAGATAGATGGCAGGACCACGGGACAAGCCCGTGGGATGAGCGGAGAGGTGTAAGGCATGGCGCGATTCACATGGCGGCTGGAGACGGACCGGGCGGTACTCGGGGGGATGTACCTGGAGGTTGCGGAACACTACAATTGGGCGGATCTGCTATACGAGCTTGACGCGGAGCGGCTTCCGACCTGGATGGACTGGGTCGGCGCGCGCGCACATGTGTGGGCGGCGTATGACTCGGACACGGGGCGGCTCGGTGGATACGCGATTTTCACGCACTTCATGCCCGACGTCGGCGGCACGTACTCGTGCTGGGCGCACTTCTGCCGGTTGCCGCACGTTCCGGAGCGCGCGGCTTTGGCGGCTGGTCGGACGTTTCTACAAGCCATTTACTTGACAACACCGCTGCATACGTTGTACATTCATACAAGACGCGCGGCAGTCGCGCGTTTCGCGGGACTGCTGGGATTCGAGGTCCGGGAGAGTGGAGGAGAGTACCATGGGTGGCGGCGGCGGCGGCGGGAAAGCACCGGCAGTCAAGCCGGCGGTGGCGCCAGTGGAGGTGGAGACCGCCACGACGCAGGCGGCCGTGGACAACGAGCGGCGGCGACTGGTGCATCGGTACAACCGCGAATCCACCTTCCTGACCCCGATCACCCAGGCGACGCAAGGCAAGACGATGCTGGGTCAGTAGCCCACACGGAGCGGAGTACGCAGCATGGCCGAGGACGCCAAGACGATCCGCGAGACGTTCGACCAGCTCAAGTCTGAACGCGCGCCGTTTGACGCCCTGTACCGGCAGGTCGCGCAGTACACACTCCCCGACGAAGCCTCCATCCCGGAGGCCGGCGGGACAACGGAAGGCCTGGAGCACGCGTACCCGAGCGAGTCAGTAGGGATCCGGTGTGCGCGGCTCCTGGCCGCGGGCCTGTTCAGCAACACGGTGTCTCCGGGCGCCCAGTGGTTCCGGTTGCGCGCGACGGACGAGCAGCTGAACGAACAGAGCGAAGTCCGCGAGTGGATGGACGCGAGCACGGACCGAGTCCTGAAGTCTCTGGCCGCAAGCAACTTCAGCCTTGAACTTCAGGAACTGCTGCACAACTTTGCCATCTTCGGCACCTCGCCTATCTTCATCGAACTGACGCGTCGTGACGCAGCGGCGCGCCTGAACTTCCGCCACTACTCCATTCGCGGCGTGTACATCACGGAGGGGCCGGACGGGATTGTGGACGGCGTGTACCGCGAGTTCAGTTTCACGGCGCGCCAGGCGGCGCTGGAGTTCGGCAGCGAACACCTGTCCGCCAAGCTCCGCGACAAGGTGCACCAGCCCGAGGGGAACACGGCCAAGGCCCAGTTCCTGCACGCAGTGTACCGCCGTCCGGGTCAGGCCGGCAAGGAGTCGGCCGGGTCCAAGGACATGCCGTGGGCGAGCGTGTACATGGAACTGGACGGGGACCAGGTGTGCCGCGAGGGCGGCTTCGCGACCTGGCCGTTTGCCGTGCCGCGCTGCTACAAGCGCGACGGTGAGACGTACGGGCGCAGTCCGGCCATGGAAGCGCTTGGCGACCTACGGCAGATCGAACGCGCCAGCAATGACTGGATCGACGCGGTCGAGATGGCCATGGTCCCGCCCGTGTTCATGCCTGACCGTGAGGCGGCGGAGATCGTGGACCTGCGGCCTGGCCGGGTGAACTACTACGACCCAACGCGCGGCGGCAAGCCCGTGCTGTTCGAGTCGGGCGGGAATGCGCAGATCGGCGAATACTTCCTGAACCGGAAAGAACAGGCGGTTCGCGAGGCGTTCTTCGTCGACCTGTTCCTGGCGCTTGAGGGTCAGACCGGCGGGCCGGCGAAGACCGCGACCGAGGTCGCGGAACTGGTAAGCGAGAAGATCCAGGCGATCAGCCCCATGGTGAACCGTCTGCAGTCCGAACTGTTCGCGCCGCTGATCATCCGTTGTGTGTCGCTGCTGGCCGAGGCGGGCCTGTTGTCCGAGCCGCCGGCCGTACTGAAGGGCCGGACCTATGAAGTCGACTACCAGACGCGCCTTGACGCGCGCCTGGCGGATGTCGAGACGAACAACATCATGGCCGCGCTGACGCAGATCGGGGAGGTCCAGGCGCTGTTCGCGCAGTTCCCTGACCTGCGGGCGACAGTGAACCAGGACGAGGTGTACCGCGCGCTGGCGCACAATCGCCGCGTGCCCATGAAGATGCTGCGGAGTCCGCGCGAGACGGACAAGTACCGCGCCGGCATGCAGGCGGCCGCGGAGGAACAGCAGAAGGCGGCCATGCTGGCCGAGAAGGTCAAGCCTGTCGACGTGACGCAACCGTTGCAGCCGGGCAGCATGCTGGCGCAATTTACCGGCGGGGGTGCAGGCGCATGAGCCAGGGCCAGAAACGTCGGGACGAGAAGCGCGCCGCGATCATGGCGCGTGAGCAGGCGCGTACGGCACTGTACCGTGCGGTGTTCCTGGGCAGTCCCGAGGGACGGAAGGTCCTGGAGGAGCTGACCCGGGACGCGTGCGGCGTGAGCAGGCTAAGCTTTGCGGCTGACAGCGAGCGGCTGACGGCGTTCAACGAGGGGCGACGAGCGATCGGTCTGTATCTACAGGAGGTAGTCAATGGCAGCAGGATCCCCAGTGAGCGGAACAACGACAACCCCAGGCCAGGCCCCGGCGGGCACGGCGGGAGCGGGTCAAGCCCCGCCCCTGACGCCCCCCGTGGCGCCATCCCTGCTTAACGGCGGCGGCACGCCCGGCACAACCACGCCCCCGACTACGGGTGCGGGGTCCGCGGCGGCGGCCGGCGCGTTGGGCACTGGCCAGCCTGGCGCCCAGGGCGCAAGCCCCTGGTATGCGAGCCTGCCCCAGGACGTGGTCACCGACAAGGTGAAGCGGTACGCGACCATTGAGGAGTTCGCCAAGGGGTTCAACGAGGCGCAGACCGCGATCGGTAAGAAAGGCCTGATCCTGCCCGAGCCGGACGCGACGCCCGAGGCGTGGGGCAAGGTGTGGGACGGACTTGGCCGGCCGCCAAAGCCGGAAGACTACAAGGTCACGCCCCCCGACGGCTTCACGCTGAAGACAGAGGACGTGGCGGCGTTCGCAGTCAAGGCGCACGCGGCCGGGCTGACCCAGAAGCAGTACGAGACGGTTATGGGTGAGCACATGCGGCACGAAATGACGAAATTCAACGAGGCGCAGACGGCGGCCGCACAGGCACAGGTTGACCTGTCGCGCCAGACCATGGAGGCCTTGACCAAGGAGTTCGGGTCCGCCACGGACGGCAAGCTGCAGAAGGTGGCAGCCGTGTTCCGGCGCCCGGATCACGCCGGCCTCGCCGACCTGCTGACGCAGGCGGGCGTGGCGAATCATCCCGTACTGGTGCGGGCCATGATCCGGTACGCCGACGCTGTGTCGGAGGATACGGCGGTCGGCCAGGCGGCGGCCCAGGCAGGGATTGACCAGCAGATTGCGGCGCTGACCAAGAGCCCGGCGTATCAGAACGGCGCGCACCCGGAACACAACAAGGTGTTCCAGCAGATCCAACAGCTTGTATCCGCCAAGCACCGGAGCATGGGCGCCCCGGTGTAGGCGAGTGAGGAGAAAGATCGAAGACTGACGCTGTAGTCCTGGACACCCTTGGCGCCACACGCCAAGCCCCATGGCACTCACGGCCGCCCGAGGCGGGCGAACCCCTGAGCCATGCGGCCCTCGCAGGTTGCGAGACACCCCGCGGAACAGAGACCAGAACTGACCGAGTGTGTGTTTCGAGATCCACAACCTGGAGGAGTCCTGACCATGGCTTACAGCGATCATTTCCGCGAGATGTTTGTGATGGCCGTCGACCGGCTCGCCGGCTCGCCGCAGCAGTCCTTGCTGAAACAGTTCGTCACCCACAAGAGCGAGCCGGGCGAGGTCGTGTACCTCGACGGCATCGCCCCGTCCGACGCCGTGACCAAGACGGCGATTGCGTCGCAGCCGACGGTCGAGAAGTACAACGCGCTCGAGACGCCGGACATCGACGACCTCACCGACCTGCGGACCCCGTTCAAGAAGGTCACGAAGCAGCGCACGCTGTGCTTCCCGACCATTCTGGAATGGGGCCACTCGATCGACGACACGACGAAGATCGCGGAAATGACCGACCCGACCAACGCCATCTTCCAGGCCGGCATGTCGACGTTCTTCACCGGGGAAGACGAACTGATCATTGCCGCCCTGGCCGCGGCGACCGTGACCCGCGGCAAGAACAGCGGCAACACGTCCGCCATTTCCTTCCCGGCCGGCCAGAAGCTGACCCTGGACGCCACCAACACCGACAACGTGAACACGGACGTGTTCGCGGATATCCTGGAGATCATCCGCCAGAACTACATCAAGGCGGAACTGGTCGTGATGGCCGTGTCGCCGTGGTTCGCGTCGACGCTGATCAAGAAAAGCGGCGGCACGATCACCAGCAAGGATTTCGTGGACTCCGGCCGCTTCTTCGCCACGGGCGAGCTGCCGGACATCTACGGCGTGCGCGTCATCGTGCATCCGCTGCTGCAGACGACCACGGTCACCGACGAGTACGCATACGCCTGGACCCCCATGGGTCTGACGTACAACCAGTTCAAGCCGCTCTCGAAGCGCATGGGTGAAGACCCGAGCGAGCGGTTCGAGCTGAAGACCTACGTCAACGAGGCGGTTGGCGTGGCGCGCGTCGACGACAAGCGCGTGATCCAGATCACGGTCGACAAGACCGGGAGCTGAGCCGGCGGATAGGCCCCTCGCGGGGGACTGCCGGTTGTTGTCTCCTGGCCGGCAGCCCCCCCCTTCCCCTCGATCCAAGACAGTAGGAGTCTGGCCGGATGGACAAGCCGAACACGCTGACGGCAATTGCGAACCTCGCACTAACGCTGCTGGGCGAGGCAACCATATCCAGCATCGATTCGACGGACGCGCGGGCCGTGGTGGCGCGGCGCGTGTTCCCGCAGGTCTTGCGCGAGGTGCAGAGCTCTTACCGCTGGCCCGAACTGATTGTGGAGTGGGCCCCGACCGCGGCGGAGGAAACCAACTCGGCCGACGACCTGTACCGGTTCGAACTGCCGGCAGCGTGCCTGCGAATCCTCGACATCATGACGGACCGCGCGTACCGGGTCGAAGGCGGATACCTGATCACGGCCGAGGAAGAACCGACCGTGCGGTACCTGGCCTATTCCGAGACGCCCGGGGACTGGAGCACACAACTAGTCCAGTGCGTGGTGCACAAGCTGGCCATCGAGATTGCGCCGACCCTGACCGAGGGCCTGAAACGGCGCGACGCGCTGCAGCAGGAATACGAACTGCGGATCCTGCCCCAGGCGCGGCATGTCAGTTCGATCGGCAGCGAGGCCAGGAGCTACCGGCCGCGCCGGCATCAGTGGGCGCGCGCGCACCAGCGATGATCAAGCCCATGGAGTGGCGGAGAGGGCGAACGTGCTGCAACGCCTGACATTCAACGGCGGCGAACTGGCCCCGGAACTGCATTGGCGCAGTGATTTGGAACGGTACCACACCGGCTGCCGCGAACTCCGCAACTTTGTCGTCACCCCCTATGGCGGTGTGCGCCGCCGCTATCCGCTCCGGGCCCGGGCGTGCCTGGGCGCGGCAGGCGGACCGCGCGGAACGGACGAATACCGGGTCCTGCCGTTCCGGTACAGTGAGGACACGGCGTACCTGGTATGCCTGGACGCCGGGGAAGAGCAGATCACGATCTACAGCACGACCGGGACGCTGAAGGCGACCGTCCCCAACTCGCCTTTCCTGACCAACCTGTACCGAATCCAGGTATGCCAGTCGAACGACGTCATGTGGCTCTTCTCGCCCGATCTGCCAACATACCGGCTGGAGCGTACCGCGGACACGTCCTGGGCACTGGTCGAACACCAGTACAAGGGCGGACCGTGGCGACCCATGAACCTGGACCGGGCCGCGACCATGTCGATTGAGCCGGCGGTGTGGGCGAGCGGTACGGCGTACGTGGTGGGAGACCGGGTACTGGTCGGGGACACGCAGCAGACGCTGACGGCTATCGACTGGGTCTACGCGTACCGAGAGCAGTCTATGACCGGTGGGTACGATGCGTGGTTCGGCTTTGCAATCTTCGAAACTCGGAATCACTACTACACCAAATTCAGCATGTCGGACGCGGCAGCGTTCGCGGTTGGCAACACGGTCATCATCAGCGGCACGACCTACCACAACGGCACGTGGACGGTTGTCGCGGTCGACACGGCAACGGACTACGTGTTGCTGGACTGCGGCGTGTACAAGGTCGGCGCAGCCTGGTACAACAAGCACACTGAGACGCTGTCCGAAACGACGAAGATGACGCTTGCCACGGCTGGATTCTACGAGGCGATTGCGGACGGCACAAACCATGCGCCGGGATCCTCGCCCACCTACTGGCGCAGTTGCCTGGCCTACTCTGGACCCGTGACGCTGCGAACTCAGCAGGACACGTTTGCCGCAACCATGGTCGGGGGCCGGATCCGGCTGGAGATCGAGAACGCGGACACGTTCTTCGCTGACGGGTTCGGCGCCACGGGCGAGGTCTCCCCGGCCGTGCCGGCGTACGGCACGGTCCGACTCACCACGGACGGCGGGCGCTGGGGCGGCACCCTGCAACTGCAGCAGAGCACGGACGGCGGCGCCACGTGGGAAGTGATTGGTTCGATCAGCAGCCACAACGCCGACTACAACGGCAGCATTGACCGGACCATTGACGTAGACGGCGCACTGGTGCGCGCCTACATGCTGGAGTACACCGCGCCAGCTGATAACCCGACCGGGTGCCAATGGAAGATCGAGATTCTGAAGCAGACCGCGCCGACGTGGGTCAAGATCACGGACTACACCGACGCGCGCACGGTCACGGCCACCACCGAAAGCTGGCTGTTCAGTGTCGCGCAGACGTGGCGGTGGAGCGAAGGCGCGTTCAGCCCGCGGAACGGGTACCCGCGCGCCGGATGCATCTTCGAGGAACGCCTGGTGGTAGGCGGCACGTACCGAGACCCGCACGTGGTCTGGGGCAGTGCGATCAATGACTGGGTGAACTTTGCGCCCGGCACGCTGGACACGAGCCCGATCACGTTCGGCCTGGCCGCGGACAAGCTGCAGACGGTGCAGAGCCTCATCCCGAAAGAGAATCTGATGGTGCTGACGGACGGCGGCGAGTGGACCATGGGTCCGCGCGATGCGCAGAAGGCGACGGGCGGGGACAATGTCAAGGTCCGGCGCCACACGGAAGTAGGCGCGGCCCCGATCCAGGCGGTTGCGGCGGCAGCCGGCGTGTTCTACGTGCAACGCGGCCGGGGAGCGATCCGGAGCCTGGAATACTCCTACGAGCTGGACGGGTTCGAGAGCCAGGATGTCTCCATCATGGCGCGGCACCTGATGACGGGCGGACTCCGCGAGCTGGCGTACCAGCGCAGTCCGTGGCCAACGCTGTGGTGCGTGCGTGACGACGGGTACCTGATCAGCTTCACGTATGACCGGCATCAGCAGGTTGCCGGCTGGGCCCAGCACGACACGTTCGGGACGGACGATGACCAGGGGTTCCTGTCCGTCTGCTGCCTGCCCGGCGACACGGGCGACGTGGTCTGGTGTCTGGTGCAGCGCATGGACTACGTATACCTCGAGGAGATGGCCGACCCGGAGGAATACGACTGGGAAGACGACGTGGACCTGCAGAGCTTCACGAGCTGGCTGGACTGGCGGTTCTACACGTCGAACTTCAGCGGCGAGGCGACCACGGTCACACTGCTGCTCGCGCCCTCGGCGGTCGAGGCGTGCGGCCTGGCAGTGTACGGAGACGGACGACTCCTGGACGAGGACGAGTGGTACTTGACTCAGGATATCGGCAGTGGCGGGACGGGTGTCTGGACGGTGACCACGGACGAGCCGTACCACCGCATCGATGTCGGCATTCCGTATGACAGCGTTTGCAAGCCGACCGACCCAGCGGCGGACCCGAAGGCGGGCACGAGCCCGGGCGAGCGGGTCCGGGTCTCGGAGGTGGACGCGTTCCTGGTAGACGCGGTAGGGGGCGAGATTTCGGCCGATGACGGGGTTACCTATGTAGACCTGCCCTGGCTTGAGCCGGACACGATCCCGCAATACCCGCTGGAACCGCAGACGGCACGCAAAAAGCTGAAGCTGACGGCCGGACATACGGAAGGTGCGAACCTCTCAATTCTGGCGGCCGGCGCCGGACCGCTGACACTGGCCGCGCTGACCGTGCGCCTCGAAGTGACGAGGGAATAACGCGATGACACCAGTTGAATGGGTACTAATCGCAATGGCTTTGGCCGCCGCAGCCGGCGGCGGGTACATGCAGTACCAGGCGGGCCAGGACGCGGCGGCGGCGGAGAAGCAACGCGCCAAGCATGACGCGGACGTAGCCACGCAACAGGCGGAGCAGGAGCGGTTGAACCGCCGCTTCGACGAGGCCGAAGAGATTCGGAAGGACCGGCGCAAGCGCGCGACCATGGAGGCGATGTACGCCCGCAGTGGTGTGCTGCTGACCGGGTCGCCCGGGGAGTGGCTGACGGCGCAGGCGGGTACGGACGCGTGGAACACGGAACAGAAAAGCGCCGCCAGCCGCCAGGGACAGAATAGTCTGCTGGACCAGGCCGACATCATTCAATGGTCAGGCAAGACCAAGGCCAAGGCGTACGAACAGCAGAGTTACGCAGCACTGATATCCGCTACTGGACAGATGGCGCAGACCGGGGCAATGGCCGCGAAGAGTTCGACGAAGAGCGAGACGACCGCGAAGAAGACGTAGTGCAGGGGCGTGGAGCCGAGGACACAGCAACATGGCGCTGATACCGTTCAACTTCAGCCGTGACGCGGGCGGCGCGCCGTACCGAGGCGTGCAGGCCCCGGACGTGGCCGGCGCTATTGCGGGCGGCGGCGCGGCCATGGGCCGGGCCGTTTCGGGCATCGGCGGGGTGGTCGGGGACATCGCACTGGAACGGATGCGCGAGCACAAGGCGCAGATGATTGCCAGCGAAATGACCCGGGCGAGTATGGACCTGGAGGGTGTAGACCGGGATTACGACCTGGCCACCGCGCACCTGACCGACCCGGAACGGCTTATCGAGGCGAAGGCGGACGCGGAAACGCGCGCGGCGGAGGTCAGAGACACGCTCCGCCAGCCGGAAACGAAACTCGCGTTCGACAACCACCTGATGAAGTGGAAATCGCGCCTCGCCGACCGCACGCAAGCGCGCCAGATCGAGATGGAAACCAACGAAGCGGCGGGGAATGCGCAGTTGACCATTGCGGGCGGGATCGAGAACGGCTCCCGCGAACACGTGGATGCCGGCGTGGCACGCCTCGCGTGGGCCAAGAACATGGGGCCCGAAGAGACCAAGGCCCTGCTGGAAGAGAAGCGCCACGCCATGAGCCTGACTCAGGCGCGGATTGCGCTGCAGCAGTTTGAGACAACCAAGTACGCCACCCCGGAAGACCTGGACCGAGACGCCACAGGACTGAAAGAACGCATTGACGCCGGCGAGGTCTCGCAGTTCAAGTTCCTTACACCCGAAGACAAGGCTAATGCGGCCGCTGCAGTGGATCGGATCGCCGACGGCCTTAAGCGCGACCAGGACGCGAACCGCAAGAAAGCCCTTGCTGAGCACGCGGACGCGGTTGGGGCCAGTGTTGTGGACCTGCTGACAAGACTCGACGCCGGCGACCTGACCACGACCGGAGCGGGCCGCGCCCAGGTCGAACTGGCGATCCAGGACGGCGTGACGGTCGGCGCGCTGAAGAAGGAAGACGCGGCGCGGTACCGCCGGGCACTGGATGCCGGCCGGCGCGAGGTTGACACCGATTCGACCCTCGCGGCCGTGGAGATGATCCACCTCCAGTATACCATGAACGAGGACGCCGACGCAGCCATGCAGGCACTTTTCGAGCAGTACCAGACGGCTGGCCCGCGAACGCGAGGCCAGATCGGCGCTTTGTTCCGCGGCATTGCCAATGAGAAGAAACAGGCCGCCGCCGCCGCCGGGAAGGCAACGGCCCGCACGACAATGTCTGCCCTCAAGGCGAACCGCAAGGCCGGGTACAAGATGTTGGATGATGCGATGAAAACCGGCGTGTTCGGCAATGTCGCCAAGAGTGGCCCGGCCGAGACAGACAAGCTGCGGCGCGAAGAAATGACCAAGGCCCTTGGCAAGGCCAAGACTCCGGCCGCCAAAGGTGCGGCACGCGAGATGATCATGGCCAAGTGGGCGCAACAGGATGCCGCATTCACGACCGCCAAGCAGACGTTCGACGCGTGGCTGGCGGATAACCCAACCGCACCGGCAGCCGACGTCCAGAAGCAGGTCAGTCTAGTCATGGCCCTGCCCCTGGAGGACGCGGCGTTTCAGAGTCTGATGCGCCGCCTCTCCGGCACCACCATCCTGGACAACAGCGACGAGGAGTAAATGGGCCTACTCTCCCAAGAAGAGACCCGCGCATTTGCCGGCACGCTAACGCCTACCGAGGAACAGGCGGCCCTGGCCAGCGGTGACCCCATTGCCTGGAAACGCCGGTACGCGACAACGATGTTCCTGGCCTCGCGCTTGAACGAGAGCCCGGACAAGATCCGCGCCGGCTATGAACAGTACCGCAACCTGTACTTTGGACCGGACACGCAGGATGACGCGGCGTACACGGCGGCCCGCGCCATCCGCGGCCTTCCGGATGCCTTACCCAAGGACGAGCCTACGACAGGATTTGTCGCACGCCTGGACAAGGCCCTGGCCGAGACGATGAACCCGGACCAGGCGGCCGGACAGTATGTCGACCTCATGGGGACCGACAAACCCGGCCGGTTCGCAGAGGCGCACAAAGCCGTGGCGCGGAAGACGTCCACCGACGTGGCCGGGGCCGTATCCGGCCCGGCGGCCATGCTGGGGTTAACCGAGACGGCCCGCCGCATTCAGGAGTTCGACCGCACGGTGCAACAGGCCCTGGCCGTGGATCCGCAGGTTGCAGCCAAACTGGATGCCAGCGCTGGCCAGTGGGGGCAAGTCCTTGACCCGGATTGGTGGGCGGTCCGCGGCGGGGAGATGATCCCGGATGTCGTCCTGTTTGCCGGCGGCTACACCCTCGGCTGGGAACGGGCGCGCATGGTCATGTCGCGTGTCCTACCGCAACGGTATACCACCTGGGCTGCCGGAAAACTGGGAGACCTGACTGGGCGCGTGGTGCTGGCCGCAGCCCCGGAGGCAGCGATTGAGGCCGGCAGTGTGGTAGGAGAGATCGACGCGCAGGGCCAGGCGGCCGCCGAAGCGGAAGAGCAGGCCCTGGCGTACATCGAGACGCTACCCGCTGGACAGCAGAGGGACGCGGCCTTGCGGTCTCTCATCCCGGCCCTGGCGCAGTACCGGACCCTGGCCGCACGCGCCGGTAATAACGACCTGGCGGCTACCGCAGCACGCCAGACATTCACCGAAAACATGGTTGTCAACGCCATTACCGACGCGTTGGCCTTTGGCGGGACCAAGGCGGCAGCCATGCGCTGGGCCAAGGGCAGCCGCGGCATGGTCGCCACCGCAGTCGGCGCGGCGGCTGGCGGCGCCGCACTGGAAGTGGAACAGGAACTGGCCCAGGAGGACATCTCCGACATGGCCGTGGCCGAGGCCCTGGCGCGCAAGGTAGTCCAGGCGCGACTGTTGCGGCCGCGCCTCGTGCAGACATTGACGGGCGACGACCCGCAACGGCGAGAGATTGCCATCACCACAATCCTGCAGAGCGTCATGGGCGGCGGCGCCGTGCGATTCGCCGTGGACCTGGCAGAGGCGCGCAGTATGGCCCAGTACGAGGCGGGCATGGCCCGGGTAGAGGCGCACGTACGCCAGGCGGCCGAGACCGACGATACCGGCCACATGGCCGCGTTGTCCCAGGATTTGACCACAGCCAAGACCGTCGAGGAAAAGGCCCAGGTGCTGAACCGCCACGCGGCCGCAGAACTCGAGAGGAATCTGGCCGCCGCGGAGGTCGAGGCCGTTGCCCGCGAAGAAGCAGAGGCCGGCGAGCCGGAGCTGGTGCCTGCCCTGGAGGCGGCCAAGCAGGAAGTCGCCGCAGAGGTCGCAGCGGAAAAGGCGGCGGTCGACGAGGACGCGCCAATCCTTACTCCTGAAGAACGTCTGGCAGCCCTGAACTCACCCCCTGCCCCATCGGCCGTCGCCGTCGCGCCGCCGGCTCGGCGCAAGGTCCGGCGCCGCTTTCCCGAGATGGACCCCCTTGAAGCGGCCCGCGGCGACGTACCGCGCGTGCGTGTCGGTGCCGAAGAAATGCAGGAACTACGGGACCAGAACCTGATCGGGCCTGAAGCTGGCCAGGAAGGCAAGAAACTCGAAGCGCGCATCACTACCGACCCCAACGCCACGAGTTGGGACGAAGCCGCCGGACTGCTGGCGATCCATCACCCTGGCCTGGGAATCTCAGGCACCGACGACGTTGGGACCGTCCTGACCAAGCTGTACGGCACGAACGGAGAACGTCAGTTCCTTGATCGACTCGCAATCCGAGAGCCGAAGCTGTTGCGCGCCAAGGAACTGGACGTAGGAGAACGGTTTCAGGACGGGTCCGGAACGGTGTTCACGGTCATCGACAAACACGAGGATGGAGGCTTGACCGCGGCCAGCCCTGAAGGACCGGTTGAGGTCTACGGCCCGACTCAGGTTGTCACGGACTACAGCAACCTGGATCCGGGGACCACGACCGCCGCAGAACTGGCCCAGGCTCACGACTGGGCACTGAACAAGGCCGGCGACCGGAAGGTGTTTTTCCGCCCGCGTGACTTTCGAACCATGGCGCGCAAGCGCCTTGACCAGATCCGGGACGCACAGGAAGAGATCCTGCCCGAAGAACGCTTCAGCGCCGCACAACGCGAGCCGGCGGATCCCGCCCTGCCCGCCCGCCCCGAGTTACAGGCGCAACTGGACGCGGAGGTTGCCAGGTTCCCAGCCTTGGCCGGCGTGCGCGTCCAACTCTCGGAAGACCTGCTGCGCACCAAGAAGGGCGACGCGGCCTGGGGCCTGTGGCGGGACGGAGTCATCCATGTGTCGATGCAGAGCCCGAACCCGCTGCGGATTGCGCGCGAGGAAATCTTCCACGGCCTGTTCGAACGCGGCATCCTGACCGAACAGGAACTGAAGATCCTGCAGCAGAAGGACCAGGAGTGGCGCGACAAGTACCAGATCGACGCGCTGTACCCGGAAGTGAGCGACGCGAAGAAGGCCGAGGAAGCGTACGCGCACGCGTTCGCAGCCCTGCCCGAGACGGAACGGACCGTCCTGGACAAGCTCTGGAGCTTCTTCCGCGCGGTCGGGAACTGGCTGCGGAACCTGGGATTCAGGACGGCCGAGGATGTCATGGTCGCCCTGGACCAGGGCACAAATGCCGTTGTGGAAGGACAAACCGAGTTGTCCCCGGCGGCAGAGGCGGCGAGCGCGGCACCTCCAACCTTGACCGGTGAGGAGATCAAGCCTGCCGGGGAAACTGTGACATGGAAGGACGTGTACACCTGGGCGCGGAAAACTCCCGGGTACTACGGCCGCTACACCGTGGAAGCCACAGGCTGGGAGGTAGTCCTCAACCGTGACGGACTGGCGGAGACGCTGAAGAAGAAAGCGCCACAGTTCAAGTTCAGGTCCATTCCGGCGCTCCCGGAACTGATCCGTCTTGGCACGAACCCGCGGGACGAGATCGACAGCAAGGGACACCCGGGAATAGAAGCGTTCGAGTACCTTGACGCGGAAATCACCATCGCCGGGGAAGTCTACTCGGTTCGCCTCACTCTGGCGCGAGACCCTGACGGGGGCAGGAAGTTCTACTTCCACTACATGGAAACGGCCCGAAAACACGAAACCCGGAGCGTCAAACCAGCCTCACCGGCACGTGGCCAGATTGGGGTTACTCCGGGTCTCGATACTGGGAATATCGCATTCCCTTCCCAAAATGTCAAGGGCGCGGAATCCGCCTCACGCGTGCCGGCCCGGGAAATGTCCGAGGAGCACAAGGCGGCCCTGCAGCAAGACCTGTCCGTTGTCCTGGCGGGGATGCTGGCACGGAAAGAGAAGGTGACGGAAGCTGGCGTGCGCGCCATGTCCAAGCAGTACGGCCTGGACGCCAAGCCGCGCGACATCATCCAAGAAGCGATGAAGCTGCAGGCTGAACTTATCCTTGAAGCGCACGGGATCACGAACGACAACGAACTGATGTCGCGCTTGATCGACGCCAAGGGCGCCCTGAAGTTGCAGCGCATCCAGGGCGAGATGTACAAGGCCGCGTTCGAGAAGGGCGGGTACGTGCAGGCCGCTACGACGCGCCTGGCCGCAGAGCGCGAGCGGAACAAAGCCAGGGCCCTGGCCGCCCGCGCGGGCCTGGACAAGACGGAGCTGGCGGCGGCCGGCGTGGACGGGTCGACCCTGGTCAGCGGCGACGCGCCCGCGGACATCGCAGCAACCGCCGCGACGATACGACAGACAGTCCTGGACAAGCTCATCGCCGAGGGGCACTTCACCAGCCGGAAGACGAAGCCGGAAATGGACCCGGTCTGGCGCGCCGAGTACGCACGGACCTGGGCAAACCTGCTCAGCGCCACGGCCGCCGGGAAACTCCCTGCCAGGATTGCCGCGCAGGTGGCCGTGTCCATCGAGCGGAATCTCCGCCAGCGCTCCCCGTCCGTTGCCAGGATCGAGATGGAAGCGCAACGCATTGTCGGGATGATCCATGCCGGACGCGTGCGCCTGAGCAAGGCGGAACTGCTGGAGAAGATTGACCGTGAACTGAGCCTGAAGGCGCTGCGTGGCCCGGTCTCGACGCGTCAGGAGCTGGCGGCCCGGGAGATCCACCCGGCCGCACGGCGCTGGGTGCGCGTGGTCAAGAGCGTGTACGACCTGGGAACGGCTGCGGTTGCCGAACGCTGCGATATGCTCGCCGAGGTGCAGGGCGATCCGGGCCACGAGAACCGGACGGACCGCGCCAAGGCCGAGGCGTGGCGCAGGGAGCTGGAAGCATGGGTGCCTGAGTTCAAGTCCGAGCCGTGGTACCGCGAGCAAGACACCGAAATGCTGATGAAGCTCGCGACCATGGCGTACTTCCAGTACGGCGCACTGAAGCACAAGACCGAAGGTGAGATGGCCACGGCCCTGGAGGACCTCCAGGCACAGATTGACGGCGGCATTGAGGCCGTGGAGAAGAACGAAGCCGACCTGCGCGCCAAGGTTGCCGGCGACGTCAAGACCATGCTGGACAGCCAGCACCCGGCCAACCCGGTCACGGATCCGGGCGACCTGTGGCGCACGATCAAGCGCGAACTGATGTCGCCCCTGGACTTCTGGCACCGGCTGAGAATGCTGGGCGAGTACGCCACGGACGCGACCCACGCGAACCTGAAGACGCTGGCGGAACGGCTGGGACAGCGCAATCAGACGTGCCTGGACCGGAAGGTGACGGCGATCCGCGAGCAGACGGCCGCCATCGACAAGACGCTGGAATCCATCTACAAGATGCCGGCGTGGAAGGCCAAGCGCGAACTGCGCAAGGCGCGCCCCGAGCTGGCCCGGTTCAGCCGGAACGAAGTCATGCCCCGCTTCCTGTCGCGCCAGGAGGCGCTGCAGATCGTCGCCTACTGCGAACAGCGCATCTACCACCAGCCCGCCCTGTCCCACGGCCGGGACGCGGCGTACGTGGCGGAACTGCGGCAGGCGCTGCCGGCTGAAGACCTGGTCCTGCTGGACGCGTTGCGGGCGTTCTACACGCAGGCCCGCGGCCCGATCAGCGACGTGGCCGAGACCCTGACCGGAGTCCGGCTGTACGACGACGACCCGCTGTACATGCCCATGCAGGTCTGGCGGCCGGCGCAGGGCCCGGAAACCGTGGTGCGCGACTCGGTGATCCTGCCCGGGGGCCTGACCCGGCGCGTGCAGCACGGGTACGACGTGGACGAGACCGCCGGCGTGCTGGACATGCTCGACCGGCGCGTGTCGGAGTTCAGCCACTTCGTGGCGTTCGGAGAGTTCAGCCGCGACCTACGCGCTACGTTCGGCAGCGAGGACGTGAACGCAGCCATTGAGAAACTGCACGGCAAGGGCGTCCTGGACGCGTTCCGGGGCCAGTGGACGGACATCATCAAGGGCGGGTACAATGCGGGCTACCGCATGGCGGCCCTGGACAGGCTTGCCACGGCCACGGCGTTCAACTACCTGAGCTGGCGCGTGGCGTCCGGGATGCGCCAGGTCACGGGCGTGGTGCAGTTCGGACACAAGATCGGACTGGCGGACGTTGCCAAGCACCTGACGACAGCCGGGTCCGAAGAGGGCCGGGCAGCAATGAAAGTTCTCGTGGCCTCTGACCAGTGGAAGAACCGATACTGGCAGGGCCCCAACGACCTGCTGGCCAATGCCCTGGCGGCGCCCGCCCTCGGCAAGACCATGCACCTGCTGCAGAAAGGCATGATGATCCCGGCGGCCGGCGATATGGTCGCAACCGCCCTGGTCGGGCAAGGCATCTACCGGGACGCGTATGCCACTGGGATCCGCATGGGCATGACCCCGGAACAGGCCCAGCAAGCGTCCCTGACGCGGGTGTTCCACATCGTGAGCCTGACCCAGCAGGGCACGGACCCGAGCGTCCGGCCCGAGTGGTCGCGCCGCGGCGGCCAGTTCGGGCGCTACTGCGGCATGTTCCTCCAGAACCAAGCCCAGATGTACGCGTTTGAGTACGTGGCGATGCAAGAGGCGCTGAAGGCCAAGCGCCCCGGGTCCATGCGCGCACTGATGAATACCCTCGCCATCAACCACTTCCTGGCGCCGGCGGCCATCGGTGGCGTGAATCTGCTGATGAAAGCGCTGCTGGGCGACGACCGGGACGACGAGTGGTGGAAACTGGTCCTGCCCACGATCATCGGCGGACCCATCGGCGGCATGGTGGTGTTCGGCGGCCTGACGGAATCGCTGATTGCGGGCGTGATCCGGGGCAAGCCGCAGTTCGACAGCATTGTCCCGGGCGACTGGACGGTCAAAGGCGCCGTCAGTGCCTGGCGGATGACAACGCATCTGACGTGCGACTTTGACCTGGACGAGGCGGTACAGGACGCGGACCGCTGGGGCCGTGCCTGGTCGGGAGTGTACAAGGACGCGAGCAAGCTGTACCAGAACCGGATAGCGGAGTGAGGCACCCATGAGTGTCGGCGCAACCGAGTACGAAATCGCGGTGGGCAACGCTGGCGACGGCACGGAACTCACGGCCTCGTTCGATTGGCCCGCGAGCGAGACGGAGCTTGTCGTCCAGGCGTTGAACAGTGGCACGGGCGAGGTGGCCGACGTAACCACGTTCGACCTGGACCTGGTCGGCGGCACGTACACGGTCACGGCCGACAACCCGTGGCCAACGGAGTCCGCACGCCTGATCGTAACGCGGCGGAAACTGCAGACGCAGGAGGTCAACCTGCAGGAGGCGGTTGCCCTGGACCCGGCAGGCATCGACGCGCAGCTCGACGCCATGGTCCGGTTCGACCAGGAGAACCGCGCGGACATTGACCGGCGCTGCGGCGTGGTGAACCCGGCGGACGTGTTCAACTTCCCGCCGGCGGCAGTGCGAGCGTCGCACCTGGTCGGGTTCGACGTGGACGGCGCCCCGACCCTGATCAGTATGGCGGACCCGGCCCACCAACTGGGAGACATGACCAAGTCGGTCTACGACGCGGACGACGACGGGATTGTCAACCAGGCCGAAGCAATCGTCGGCCAGGGCGCACTGGCGACCAAGAGCACGGTCAACAACGGCGAATGGTCCGGCACAGACCTGAGCGTGCTGAACGGCGGGACGGGCGCCTCGACGGCGGCCGCCGCACGCACGAACCTGGCGGCGGCCGCCGCCGCGGACCTCTCGGCGCACACGGCGCGGTCGGACAACCCGCACGCGGTGACGAAAAGCCAGGTCGGACTGGGGAACGTGGTGAATGCACTGCAACTCCAGGCGGCCAACGACCTGAGCGACCTGGCCAACGCAGGCACCGCCCGGAACAACCTGGGCCTGGGCAACGCAGCGACCAAGGACACCGGCACCGGGTCCGGCAATGTGGCGACCGGGAACCACAACCACGCCGGCGTGTACGCCACGGCGGACCACGAACACACAAGCCTGTCCGGCGACCTGGAGTTCAGCAGCACGAAAGGCGTGGTCCTGACGGACCGCGCGACCGGCACCAAGTACCGCGCATATTTCACGGGCGGACGACTGCGATGGGAGGTTGTGGCATGAGCAAGCGATTCACATGGTGCGCAGTCCTGGTGGTGGTGTGGATCCTGGCCGCGTGGCCGGCGCGGGCCGGCGACCCGGAGGCGCTGGAACGCGACTCGGCGACCAGCGAGTGCAACCAGGATATCAACTTCACGGGCACGACCCTGCAGCGGAACGGAACCTCGTTCGGCAACGCGGCGACCAAGGACGTAGGCACCGGGTCCGGCGCCGTGGCGACCGGCGACCACAACCACAACGCAGCCCCACTGGCCGCGAGCATCACCGACAGCGTAATGACACTCACGGCCGGCGTGGACGTCTACTCCGTAGCCACGATGAACTCAGTCCACACCATTACGCCGGCAACCGCCGGCCGCCGGATCACCATCTACCGGACCGCCGCGGACAACGTGTCGATATTCTACGACGCGGGCGGCAACATCATCATTCCCGATGGCACCAGTACGACCTATTACGTGCCGCGCAACGGCTGCGTGAACCTAACCTGCGACGGCACGTCCTGGCGACTCGACGACTACACCCCGGACATGACAAACAACGCCATACTGCGCGGCGACGCGGTCGCCGGACAGGTGTTAGTACAGGGAAGCCTGGTGACGATCGACGACTCCGGCAGCGTCAATATCCCCAGCGGCCAGGTGTACAAGATCAATGGCACGGCCCTGGCCTACGGCAACGTGGGCGCTGCCGCGGCGGGCCACAACCACACGGGCACGTACGCACCAACCACGCACGCTCACGCCGGCGAGGACGTGACTAGCGGGACGCTGGACGGCGACCGGCTGCCGGCCCTGTCCGAGACGAAGAAAGGCGGCGTGCCGGCGACCGGAACTCCGTCCGGCAAGTACTTGAAGGACGACGGCACCTGGGCCACTCCGGCGGGCGGCGCCGGCGACATGACCAAGGCCACCTACGACGCGAACGACAACGGCGCCGTGGACGACGCGGAGGACGCCGACACCCTGGACGGCAGTCACGCGGCGGCGTTCGCGGCGTCGGCACACAACCACACGGGCACGTACGTGCCATTCTCTGGCGGGACACTCACGGGGGCCGCGCCTCTGGAATTCGAGGGCGCCACCGCGGACGCGTTCGAGACCCTGCTACAAATCATCGACCCAACGGCGGACCGGCAGATCCGCATACCCAACGCTACCGGCGACATTCCGCTCTGCGAGAGGTACTCTGGCATCACCAACGTGAACCAACGCACGATCACAACCGCCGCCAGTACGCTGCCAACGACCAGCAACAACTACCTGGTAACGGCCATGGTCTCGGGCACGGCCACCACAGTGGGGCTATTGCACCTGGAGGCGAACCTGAACGACGACGCGGCCGGCGGATCCGCGCCACACACATTCACGGCCATCGGGAATGTTTCGTACAACGGTTCGGGCAAGTTCGGATCAGACTGCCTGCTCCTGGACGGGACCAACGCGTATGTCTACTCAAGCTCGCACACCGACTGGGACTGGAACGCAAACGACTGGTGCGTTGAGGGATGGTTCAAGTCAACCCAGGACCGAGACGAGGAACTCATGGCGAAGTGGACTTCGCCATTCTTTTCCTGGCGCGTCTACAGGGCCAGTTCCGGGTTGGTCTCTGCACAGGTAAGCGAAGACGGCTCGACACCGATATCGCTCAGTTCCAGCGGCGGCTACTCTGCGGACGGCAACTTCCATCACGTCGCACTCACCTGTGACTACAACGCCGGCAGCAGTGCAAGTGCCTATCGACTCTACGTGGACGGGTCCAAGGCGGCGGAAACACTGGTCGGGGGCAGTTCCGGCGTGTTCAACGGCACCGCCGCCGTAATGATTGGCTGGCGCCCGAGCGCGAACTACTTCGACGGCCGCATTGATGAGGTGCGCCTGACCAAGGGCGATGCGGTCTACACGGGTGCCGGGTTCTCGGTCCCCACGTCAGCGTTTACGAGCGCAGTCCGCAAGTACGACCTACCGGGCGTCGCCGCAACGGCCGCGACCGGCTACGTGCCGGCGTACTCTGGGACCGTGGAACAGGGCGATCTCCTGTACTACTCCGCAACGTCCTGGACGCTGCTGCCGCACGGAACGGACGGGCAGGTATTGAAGACCGCCGGCCACGCGGCCAACCCTTCGTGGACGTCAACTGTACCAACGCACACTCACGTCCGTACGCAGACGGTGACGTTCGTGTTTGACGGCGACGGCGCGGCCGTGGCAACCGGAATCGGCAAACCCTATCGCGTGCCTGTGGCCTGCACGATCAAGGCCTGGACACTGCTGGCCGACCAGACGGGCAGCATCACCGTCGACGTCTGGCGCGATACGCTGGCCAACTATCTCCCGACCGACGCAGACAGCATCACCAACGGCCACGAACCGGCCCTGTCGAGCGCGACGAGCGGCGAGGACACGGACATCACCGACTGGACCGACGTGACCATGGACGCCGGCGACGTACTACTCCCGAATGTGGACTCGTGCGCCACTTGCACCTGGGCGGTACTGATCTTGAAGTTGGAGGTAAACGAATGAGAACCCCCCTGACAATCTTCGTCCTGGCGACGTCCATGGCATTCGGCCAGAAAGCCGACCCTCCATTGGTCAAACCCGTCCTGGTTGACGTGGCCGACATCGTCAAGGTCGAGAACGTCGCCCGCGCCGAGATTGACAAGGCGGGCAAGTACCGCGTGCTCGTGGTCCTGGACGCTGACGAGGCGCGCGAGTTCAAGTTTCAGAAACCCCCGACGGGGTCTGACATTGCTGCGCTGCGAGAAAGGGCGCTGGCCGCCAAGGCCGCGCCGCCGCCGCCGCCAGAGAAGTGCCCCTGCTGCGGCCGCTCCCTGGAACCCACCCTGGAGAAGGACAAGACCAAATGAAACGCTACCCGCTCTGGTACCTGCTCGCGCCTGTTCTCCTGCTGGGCCTGCTCCCGCCCCAGGGCAACCCGTTGCTGCTGCAAGGCATGGCCGCGGTGTTCTACATGCACCCAGGCACCGGCGACGACAGCAACAACGGCACGACCTGGGCACTGGCATGGAAGACGGTTGCGACCGGTGCCTCGGCCGCCCGTATTGCCCCTACCGACACAATCTGCATCGCCAAGAGTCCAGACCCAACGAGCCTGGGCAACGCGACTTGGACGTACAACTCCACGACGGTCACACTGGCCGCCGCCTGCACGGCGAGTATGTACAACTGCGAGTCGCCCATGTGGGCTGGCGCAAATTGCACCCTCACGGCGGACAACGTCACCAAGAAGCAGGGCACGTCCTCCGCCAAGCTGGTGACCGGAGCTGGGGTCACGGCCGCCCAGGAAGTGGCCTGGGCCGACCTGGAAAGCACTCAGGACTACTCCGCGTACCAGCAGTTGAGCTTTTGGATGCAGGGCTCCTTTGGCGCTGTGACCACGGACGGCCTGTTTGTGATCAAGTTCTACAGCGACGTTGCCCGCACCTCCGAGGTGAACAGTTTCTCGGTGCCGGCGTTGGCCCAGGCATCATCATGGCAGGTCATGGTGATCGATAACGGATCGGCACTCAGCAGCACGGTTCGGGCATTCAGCATCCAAGTTACCGGCTCGTTCGCGAGCAAGTTTGTATTTTTCGACAACTTTGTCCTGTCGAAAGCGCCGAGCGCGAACGACAGCCTGACCCTGGCCAGCCTCATCGGCAAGAATACCGCCGGCGAACCATGGTGCGCCATCGGGTCCATCACCGGCGATACCATCAACCTCGACGGCCAAACCAACTCCTCGGTCAATACGGCCTACGGCCGGTACGGTGGCACTGGCGAAACCGTTGAAACCTACAAGCGCGAGTGTTATAAGACCACAGTCGCGACCAGTTTCGGCACCACAATAGGGACGATTAATGACTCAGGCACTTCTGGCGCCGGGAATCGCATCCGCTACTGTGGCGGCTGGGACACCAGCACTAACGTCCAGGACGGCATCACGTTCTGGGACGGGTCGAACGGCTCCGGCAACGCGCTGTATGCCTCAAGCAAGTCGTATATCGAGCTAGACCGTCTCGGTTTTGCCCGGTACAATTACGGTTTTCAAATGAGCGGCACATGCAACGAATACCGCATCACCAACATGTTCTCGGCTGGTTGCAACACGCGGGCGGTTTACCTCTATGGCACGGGCCACACAATCACGGGCTGGCTAGGCCACGGCGGCAGCGGTTTCGACTCTTACTTGCTATCGAATGCGGCTATAGACGGCATGGTCTGGTACGGTGCGTCCTCTGGGTTCCAGTTTAACTCCTCGACTACCATCACGTTTACAAACTGCAAAGCAATGGCCGGCTACTTCTCCGGTTTTTCCAACGGGTCCACGAGTTGCGAGCGGATTCTGGTTGAAGACTGCACGTTCAGCGACTTCAATCAGGCCACATATGGCACGCCGCTATACCTAGGAGGCAGTGCGGCGTTCGGCGCGGACTGCGTATTTCGCTCCTGCACGTTTTCCGGTGGGCAGAGCGGGTCGATTATGATTTCGACACCCACGGGGCAGGTGCGGCTCCAAAACTGTACAGTGAGCGATGCGACGGAGGTGGTCTATCCGACCAATGTCACGTTCGGTGGGTACATGATGACAGTGGGCGGCCCATGGTTGTGGAGCATGAACCACGACAACGCGTCCGGGACACATCGCGGTTGGACGCCCGGTGCTACGGTCACCAACGCGACCGACCAACGCCACACGGCCAGCGGCTACGCATGGAAGGTCAGCGTCACGAACACGGCCAGAAACGCGACGCGGCCGGCCAGGTTGCCCATTGCGCGGGTCGCCGTAGCCAACGGTGCGGCCCAGACCATTACAGCCTGGTTCTACCGCGACGACGCGGACCTGCAGGCACACCTCACGGTCCCCGGCGGCCAAGTGGCCGGCCTTGACTCCGACACGTCATCGAGCGACCTCTCGAGCACCAGTAGCTGGGAGCAGTTGTCGGTCCAGGTCACGCCGTCCGCGGACGGCGCGGTTGAAGTGTTCGCCATGGTCTGGACCACGAACAGTGACGTCACGCACTCGGTCTGGATCGATGACTTGGACTATGGCACGGCCCGCGACCTCAAGACGCTCGACTACCAGTTTCAAGGCGCGCCGTTCAGCGCCAACCAATCTGGCACTGGCGGCGCGGCCACGACGCGCTCCTGGTCCAGCGGCTTCTGAGTACGACAACACAGGGAGGACAGAACATGCGACGGATCATCGCGACGGCGGGATTGCTGGGGGCGCTGGCACTGACCACGGGGTGTCTCGGCACGACCGCAATGCTGCAGGTCAAGACGGACGGCACGGCCACGTTCATCCAACCCAAGGACGTGTCGTTCGACTCGATGGAGGTGGGTTGGGATCCGGCCTCGAAGACGTACCGGATGAAGGTCAAGGGCTACAGCAGTTCGGCAAACGTGAGCGCGATCAAGGCCCAGGGCGAAGTCATGGGCAACATTGTCGGCCAGGCTGTGGCCGCAGGCGTGAAAGCGGTCGTCCCGGTTTCGGCACCGGTCCCTGTCATGCAGCCGTTCACGATCTCCGCCGAAGAGTAGAGGGGGATGAATGACCTCGTTCCTGCCCACAACACCCCCGGCACCCGGAATTCCGGACTGCGGAATCAAATGGGTTACCCCGCTGGAGTTGCGCGGCGTTCCGGGCCAGGAAGAGTTCGAGCTACTTGCGGACCTGATTGTGCAGGTCGACGGCATTGAGTACCGTGCGCCGGCCGGAATGCACTCGGACGGCATGAGCGCGGGGCGACTCCTGTGGGCGTTTGAGGGGCATCCGTGGGCCGGCACGTACAGGTACGCCTCTGTCATGCACGACGCGGCATACCGCGGGTACCTGTCCTGGCGGCCGGTTGGCGAGGCCGAATGGACCGACGAACCGCTGACCCGCGCGGAGGCGGACGCACTGTTCCGCCGCCTCGTGGCGTACGAACAGGCGATCCGTTGCCAGGGCATCAGCTCCCGGTGGCAGTGGTGGCAACGCACGCGCAATGTTGTCAACCGCTGGAAGAAGTGGTGCGGCTTACGGATCGGCGGGGCAGGCAGCTACAAGCCCCAAAGGGGAAAAGCATGAGTGAGCTAGCAGAGATCCGGGATAAGCTGAACGCCATCCACCGCGAGCTATGCGAGTTCCGCGCCGCCCAATGTCAGATCTGCCGCGCCGCGGCAGATGTGCGCGCGGGGCACACCAAGACCCTGTACGGCACCGATGGCACGGACGGCCTGACGTCCCGCGTACAGGCAATCGAGGAGACCGCCAGAGCCGTCGCGCCCCTGCCCGCACGAGTGCAGACCGTAGAGGAACGCTTGCACCTGGTCTGGGCTGGAGTGATGGGGTTCCTGGGCTTGATCGGAAAACTCATATGGGACTACGTTACCGCACCACGCCAGTAGTCAGGCCAGGGCCGCCACGGCCTGACGCAGCCGACTCAGATCATGATCGTACACGCGCTCCGCGACATCGGACCGCCAGCCCCCGAGGCGCCGCGCTACCTCATCCGACACCCCGGCCGCAGACAAACGGGTTCGAAAACTATGGCGGAAGCAATGGAACGTCAGGCACTCGCCCGGATGAGCCTTGATCCCGGCGCCATGGAGGATGGCAGCGAACTCGGTCCGGCGCTGGCTGGACTTGAGCCGCGCGACGTGGTCGGGGAACACGTAACGGTCAGTTCGTGGGCGGCCAGCCAGGAACTCCGCCAGGCGCGCATGCACCGGGACGCACACCTCGACGGCATGCCGCCGCGTTTTGGCGGGCACCACCCATAGCGCCCCATCCCGGTACTGGTCCCAACGCAGCCGCGCCACATCGCCGTACCGCAGCCCTGACCACCACCCGACCACGCTCACACCTTCCCAGTCGTGCCCGACCGCCCGGGCCGCTTCCAGGATACTTGCGTACTCCGCCGGCGTGAAGGCGCGGCCGGACGCGGCATCGCGGACCTTGGGTGCCGGGACATCCCGCCACACGTTGGAGATATCCAGCCGCGTGCCCAGCACTGACCAGACCGCGGACAGATCGGCGCGCAGGTTCGCGCAGGTCTTGCCCGAGACCCCCGCCTTGCGCGTCGAGTCCAGGTACCGCGCGGCCACCTGGCGCGTGACCTGGCCGGCGTAGACCACTCCAGGCGCACCCGTTGCGCACCACCGCGCGAACCGGGCCACAGCCAGCCGCCGCTTGCGCAGAGTCTCAGCGGCCAGCCCCAGATCCGGGACGTTGACGTACCGCGCCCAGACCTGACCCAGAACCAGCCCCCCACCCGCAGGGACCAACTCCCCCTCGCCAACCCCCAGCATGGCATCGAGCGCCCGTACGATCCGATCCCGCTGCACCTTGCCCCGCAGCCCGGCGACCAGTTGCGCGTCGATCACGGCAGCCTCGGACTTGTCCGCAGTCCCGGTCGAAATCGACCGCTGGCGGCCATTCACCCACAACCGCACCTGCCATGTTTGTCTTCCACGCTGGCGGAATAGCGTCATTGGAGCGCCTTGGAGTGTGGTAACCTGACCCGTAACGCAGCCCCCACTATCTGCGTTGTAAGTCGTTGTGCGGAAAGAGAATAGAATGGTGGAGGCGGGGGGAATCGAAAGGGCCGACCTACTCTCAACAACACCAACCAAAACAACCGTTTAGCGCACTGGTCAATCGAGAGACCACGTAACAAACGAGTAACGCAGAACCTACCCCCCGGCGCCCGCTCTGACACGGGAGGACTTTCCCCCCAGCCTCACAGGCAAGATTCGCCACCGTTACGAGCCGCATTACGACGCCGTTGCGTTGATGGCCACGCGATCATCCGCACGAACGGTGACACGGCTACATTTCGTGGTTGGCCAATGGGGACACATCCCTTGGGCAATCAGGGCGTCAAGGTGCAGGCGCGCGGCGGTCTTGATCAGGCATCGCGTCTTGGCCTCGGTACGGCCGGCGGCAACGCAGCCGGGAAGATCGGGAATGAAAGCCGACCAGCCGTTGCCGGTCCGCTCCAGAATGACGGCGTAGGTCATGGTTTGAGTCTCGCCTGTCTGAGTATGCTGCCCAGTGTGCCTTTGGATAGTTCCTGACATGGCGCCCCTGCTATGGTTACTGTACC